GAAACTCAAACTGGCTGACTGTGAACCAAGTCGATTCAACGACCCCGCACACAACGGCGCTGGGTGCTACCAAGTGTTATACCCCGGTCAATACAAACGTGTTCCTTGCGTCTGCAAGGGGCTACAACGATCGTATGCGGCTCAAGGCTGCGACGGCACAGACAGGTGCGATTACTTTCCAACTCCACTTCCGAACACTCCGATAGGTCAACCATGCTGCTCAAGAAGTCTGAACTGGTTCAATTTGCGGTCGCTGCAATTTTCTGTGCGTTGAGTTTTTGCCTCGGCGCGGTGCTGTTTAAGCCTGAAACAAAAGCAAAGCCTGACGATCACATTCAGCAGAAAATCGCTGAGCTGACTGCGGCTTATCAGGAAATGCTTCGGGAAAGAGTATCGGAAGGAAAGGCTGCAAAGCCTGCTCTAAATCCTGCTCGTAGTATCGAGCCAAAGAAACTCGTGATCTTCACGCTGCCAAACTGCCCACCGTGTAAATCGTGGGTCGCAACGCAACCGCAACGCTTCCGAGATGCGGGTTGGGAAGTTGTCGAAGTCCCACAAGGGGACTATCCGTACAACCATCCGTATACTGTCGCCCCAACATTTTCTTTGACCCAGGGCTCAAAATCTTCTGTGTATGTCGGATCATTGTCGCTTGAAACTGCGGAAGTTTTGATCGCTCGTTAATTTTGTTTCTTTCTGGAAGGGAACCAGTATCGCTTAAAAATGGAGACTGCTGTGACCCCAGAAGAATTGAAAGCACTGATTCGGTTGATCCCCGGTTGGGAATCCAAGACCTCGCAAGAAGTCTTGGATGCACTTCAAGAGGAAAACATCCCATTCGAGAACTCGGGTGATTTTACGTGGAAGGGGCTAGCGTCGGTTTGGGTTCCCGAGACAAGAATGCGATTTGGTAGGGGTGGGTGTAAACTGCTGCAAGACGTTCTCTTGCAGCAGGGGGAAACTTGGGCTATCTCGCAGTTATCTTCTGGGATGCCCTTGAACGATGTTGACATCCAAAACACGTTCAACTTTCTCGACCAAGTAGGCTTGGTTCCAGGAGCTAGGCATCTTGCTCGCGAAGTCAAAAGAAACATCAGCCTGCTAGAGCAAGCTCGCATCCAAGAACGAATCGAGAAGTTTCACATCGAGATCGAAGTCCCAAGCATCGAAGAAATCGAAACCTGCTTGTTTGCGATGAAGCTGGCCGATCTACGAACTTTACGCGAAGAACAGATGTGGGACCGAGTACAGGTCTACAAAGTCGCACTTACCGCCTATGACGGCATTGGCCGGGAACCGGAGTTGTAAATGCCCGACTACTACGTTACTACATCCGGCAGCGACTCTAACACAGGGCTGAGCGAAGGCGCGGCTTTCGCGTCCCCTGGGAAGGCTTGCGCAACAGCGACAACCAGCGGTGATCGGATCTACGTAAAAAGCGGCACGTATACGCTTACATCGACAACGAACAACGCCAACGGAGGGCGATTTACACTCGCTGTCGGTGTTAGAATGGAAGGCTACAACTCGACAATCGGCGACCTTGGAACGGCTCCGGTAATTAGTGCTGGCAGCCTCACTTCGTTTACCATGTGTACGCTGAACGCTAGTTTCAATGTTCGACCTGCCCAGTTAGTGAACATCGAGTTTAACGGGCAAAGCAACTCGGCTGTCGTCGGAGTGAACAACACAGCTATTTACACTAGATTCATTAACAGGGTGCTCGTAAGAAATTGCACGACTGGATTTTCAGGGGCGCTCGCAGATGGCTGCTTGTTTAACTGCTCCGCAGTTAGCTGCGGAACTGGGTTTTTGAATCAGTATGCTTTAATCGGTTGCATCGCAAGGGCTTGTAGTTCCTTTGGATTTGACAAATACCAAACCGCCATCCATTGCATAGCAGCCAATAACGGAAACACAGGCTTCCGGTCGTTTAATACGATTGGAACGGCAACTGTAAATTGCACGTCTCACGGAAACACGAACTACGGCTTCGACCTGTCGTATGACATTGGGATTATCGGCAATTGCATAGCGACATCGAACACCTTGCACGGCTATTCACTAGGTGGCTCTAGCCCTAACGGGATGCCGTGTTTTAACAACGCCAACTGGAACAACACTAGCGGCGCGAACAGGTTTACCAGTGCAGTTGAGGTCGGGCAAATTAACTTATCAGCGAACCCTTTTACCGACTCGCCGAACCTAGATTTCACCCTCAATAACACATCCGGTGGGGGTGCTTTGCTTAGGTCCGCTGGGTTTCCTGGATCGATTCAAGGCGGCAATACAGGATTCCTCGATGTCGGGTGCTATCAAGCGTCGGCAGGTGGTGGCGGCGGCGGTTCTTACTCTCCAATCGACAACATTTTGATAGGGTAACTATGTCCGACAAGTACATTGGAGATTTTAAGAAAGGCCAAGTGATTCGTGTTAAGTTTAACACGTTCAGTCAGGCTATTGTGCCTGCCACCCCATCAATAAATCCAACAGTCGCAATCTACAAAGACTCGGCAACCGAATTCACAACCGGAGTGACCCAACCGACCGTAGATTATGACGGGAAAGCCGGATTCCATGAACTGGTTATCGACACTTCCGATGCTGTATACGAAGGCGGCAAAGACTATGACATTGTCATCACCGCAGGCACAGTTGACGGAAAGGATCTCACTCGAACGATCCTTCGGACGTTCTCGCTTGAGAACCGAAACGTCGATGCCAACGTCATCAAAATTGCAGGCCAGACGGCTAGTGCCGCTGCCCCTGTGGCGTTTCCAGCAAGTGTGGCAAACGAAACGACGGTAAGCAATCGGCCTACCCTGACACAAATCGAGGGTTCGACTGTCTTGGCGAAGGACGCGACGGTTGCCAAAGAGTCCACGGCCAACTTGATCTTGACTGCGATTCAAAACCTGAATAATCTGTCGGCAAAGATGAACATTTTCGGTTCACCGTTGCTAGAGATTCCTGATGCTGGATCGACGGTCTATGCCTTCACAGTGGTTGTGAAAGACGATGAAGACAAGCTAGTAGCTCTGGACGCATCGCCAACGATCACGGCTGCAAATGCGGCTGGGACGAATCGATCAGGAAACTTGTCGGCGGTCTCGAACCCTTCGACGGGTCGCTACACGTTCACTTATTCGGTTCCGTCTACGCACGCTGCGGAGAGCCTCCGGATAGCGGTCTCTGGTGCGGTATCGACTGAGGCTCGGTACATCGAGTGGATCGGTGCTGTGGTCGATTATGACACGCTGACGATACTTAATGCCATCAAGCTCAAGACCGACAACTTGCCTGCGAACCCTGCGGCGGTGAGTGATATTCCAACCTCAGCGGCAAATGCCGAAGCAGTGTGGACAAGAGCAGGTCGAACTCTTTCTGAGTTCAGCTTCCAGGTCACAGTAGGGGCTTATGCGGCTGGCCAAGCTCCGTTACAGACGCTCGGGGCAAATGCTCCTGCTGGCTGGATCAATGAGGGTGCGATTGCAAACAACGCGATTACCGGCGATAAAATCGCTGCTTCGGCAGTAACGAAAGTCACGGTCGGTCTTTTCAAGTACGGTGACGTTCAGCGATGGAATAGCCCTGCAAACCAAATCGACGTTACGATCAACAAGGTCTAACCATGGCTGTCGTCACTACATTTTGTGATTTCTTTGGCTGCTCCGGGGGTGGTCCTGCTCCGACTCCAGGGGCCGGGAGCGTTCCGAACTTGCTCTCGGTCGACTACGAGGACGACTGGGTGTATCTCGACGGAATTGAAAATGTGACGTTCTCTTTCGGTCCTCAGCGGTACACAACTCAGGTGGTTTCTGCAAACGTTGCCAAGGCGAAGCGTTCTGCTCTGACCGATCGAGAGGTCGCAATCGCGGCGGCAACCTTCGGATGGGAGCCGGAAGATATGACCCTGGTCGTTTGGGCCGAGACGCTGGTCGATACAACGAACCAAATCATCGTTCCGAAAATCGGAGACATTTTCGCGGCGTTCGATACCGACTGGATCATTAAGTCGATCAAACGAAACGTGGACTTTGCTCAGTGGAGATGCGTTGTCCGAAAGACGACCAAGGAAGAATGAAAGACATAACGATCGAAAGGATTGGCGATTCGCTCGACGAGTTGATGGCACAGTTACAGTCATTCGACTTCGCTCCGGTGTGGACTGCCCTGCTTGAACCTGTCCACGAAGGCTTCGCGTCTAACTTCGATCAGACTCGTGCGCCGTATGGAACGTGGCCACCGCACTCCCCGATGACTATCGCGCTGCATGGGCCGCATCCGTTGCTGATCCTGACCGGTGCGATGAAACGCTCGGTTACTCAGTCTGGATCGGAAGGTCGCATTGAGGATATAATGCGGAACGAAGCGATAATCGGAACGTCGCTTTTTTACGCACCGTATCAACAGTTCGGGACTTCCGGGCCGCATCCAATTCCTGCCAGACCGTTCCTGTGGCTAGAGGGTTCGTATGTCGATCAAGTCCACGAAAGATTCGCAGATGAGGTCGCGTCTCGATTATTCGGAACCGGAACCCCGTAACGAGCCTGTTCCTACGTCAGCACCATGCGGGAGTCTTGAGAAGGTCGAAGTCCTGCGGCGGCGGGTCGAGTTGAATCAATCGCTATGGCATCCTGATGACTCAAAAGAAATGAGAAGATAAATGCTCGGATCTCGGATGAAAATTCTTGGCGATGCGATCGTCGCAACGCTCAACGCTGACGCTGATCTTTCGGCTCGAGCGTTCGTGTTTCGGAAAAAACCCTATAACCGCGGTCGGACCTGGGTAGCAGGTGGATGCGTCTGTCCGTTGCAGACCGAAGAAGCACCTGGGGAGAATGCTCAGGACGAACGGCTATTCCGGTTCCTAGTTGTCGTCTCCGACCCTTCGGACTCGGACCTGACGGCTGGAATGGAATCACACCTGGGGGCGATCGAACGAGTCGAAAACATTCTGTCGAACAAGGCTCACGGTCAGATGCCGGTTTCAATCCGCACGACTGCCCAGACTGCGCTCGATGCGGCGACGACTGCCGGGAAGTTCCCATCGACCAAAATTCAAGCGTTAGAACTCAGATTTGCTACCCCGTTCGTCGATCCGGCGTTCGAGGGCGGGTATGATGCTAGCTCCTGTATTGTTT